TAGACATTATTAAAAAAATAATAGAATCAGTAACTTTCGCGATACTTTCACCCAAGGCTATTTTGGGTTTAATGATAGTTTTAAAGGCTTTATCTAATAATATAGGTGATAGTGTTGAAAACGTTCAAGATTTTATAAAAACATTTAAAAAATTTGTTACAAATTTTATAAGTAAAATTGGTGCGATTTTTATCGAAGAATTAGTCCTATTACTTAAAAAAAATCTACGATTACTTGTTGAGACATTATTAACAGAAATAGTATTGGAGGCGAAAGATGCTAGATTAAAGGCTATATCTGGTATATTATTTGTTTTGATACAAGTCACTCAAGTTATTTTAGATTATCGATCATGTAAATCTGTTGTAGATGAAATTCAAAAATTATTAAATTTAAGTAAGTCCCTATTAGGGAACAGAATGCCTACTTTCGCATTAGCTAGTGCAGGGCTTTTAGGTGGGTTTTCACCTACTAGGGCAATGGCAGGAGTGATAGGTCAATTAGATAAATTAGGATTACCTACAGGACCATTACCTGATGGATCACCTAATTTAGGTATTCAAGCAATGTCAGGTCAAATAAAGGCGGTTAATAATGAAGATCTTGCAAATAGTAAAGTTGAAGTCTTTATTCCACCATTAGCTGTTGCTGCGTTAGGTGGCGGTACAACATTACCTGGAAGGGGAGTCGGAAAAAAACTATAAATTATGGAATTAGATAAACTCAAAGAAATAATTATTAGTCCTAAAGACTATTCTAATAAAGATTTAGAATCGTCTTTAATTTTCTTATCTGAAAAGTTTGATACATTAAAAGAAAGAGTAATTGATTTGACGGTTATTTTAGATTTGACCGAAGAGCATTATAATAAAATACTAGAAGAATATAATACCAGGAAATAATGAGTAAAATTCTATTTAGAGGTATATGTAAATCATCGGATGACCCTAAACGTTTAGGTAGGATTAGAGCTGAACCAAAAACCGAAGATTCTATTTCACTAGAATCATCAGTTTTAGAAGATGGTGTTGCACCTGAAGAGTGGTCTAGTAGAGACCCACTAGTTTATAAGCCCCTTTTACCTTTTTTTAGTAATGTAACACCAAAAGAAGGTGAGTATGTACATTTACTATATTCTGATCCAGAAAACAAACAAACTACAGATAGGTTTTATGTCGCAGGGGTTTTTTCATCTCCAACAATGACCTTCAAAGAACCTTATGATAGTGCCATAACACATTTGGAAGATGGTAGTAGAAATTTATCTATAGGTAACTTAACTGAAGAACAGAAAAACAATGGTGTCTATATAAATCCTAACGATGTTTCTTTGCAAGGTAGAGGAACCTCTGATATTGTAGTACAGAACGACTCTTTAATATTGAGATCTGGTAAATTTATACAAAAATCAGATTTGACTCAGTATCCCGAACCTTATATAGGTCGAGGGTTTTTACAGATATCAAAATTCAATAAAAAAACAAGTTTTGGTCAACCAAAAAAAATCACTACATTCGAAACTGATAATGAAAAACTTAAAATTTTAATAGAGTATACTGTAACACAACCTGAAACTTCGTCAACTGGTTTTACAGGTCACATTGATATTTTTAGTTTAAAACCATCTAAAAAAGTAAGTACCTCTTCTTTTTCTCCAGATACAAAATTAGAGACTGGTGACGAGAAAAGTCTTTTAACTCTTATTAATATTAATGATTTAATAACTTATGATAAGTTTGCTAAACTAGTATCGGAGTGTGTAGCATTTGTTGCACAAAAGAAAAATTTAAATAATCTTAAAATAATAGATGATGATTTTGCAAATATAGTGATAAACGGTAAAACAAATCATTCGTCTAACAATGTACCTTTATATTATAGACCTTCAGAATCACAATATAATAATTTTTTAGTTACAAATAACGTACTAGTTAAGGCTAATTTATTAAATATATTCACTTCAGTAAAAGTTAAACCTGATCTAATAAGTAAAGGTTATAGTGTAGTCTTTGATAAAGACTTAAATACTACTGCCAAATTAAATAAAGTTGTTAATATTGAAATACCAAAATTTACAACTCCAGAACCTAATACCTCATCAATTTTAGGTAGTGATACCATATACTTTATTTCACATAAATCAAAAAAACCAAATGCGGATAAAATTGATCTATCAGATTCAATTTATGGTATTACTGAAGATAAATTGTCAGATGATATTGAACCGAAAACTTCAAGTATGGTTAGAGGTGAAGAAATTCTTGCTTTGTTAGAATTAATTACTGATTACTTATTTTCTCACGTACATGCATATCATGGAATGCGTCCGATACCTATAGGTGAGGGTAGTACAACTAGTATCGATGACATCATTAGGGAAATGAATGCCGCATATACAAAAGTTCTTAATCCAAATATTCGTATAAACTGAATATTTATTAAGAAAATCGATATGTCTTCATTCAAATCATATTTTAGTAAAAATAATACATTGATATATGGTTCAGTAACTAATACAGGTCAGAATCCAGTTACTGAGTTGTTTTTTGGAAATGTTGATAATTTAATTACACAAGTTGGATACTCAAGATTTATATTTGATATAGATTTAGAAAATTTAAAATCCAGGATTGATGATGGGACTATAATTAGAAGTACTAGAATTTGCGAAAGACCTATTACTCACACTCTTCATATGAAGAATACCTCTTCATTTGATAAAGAATTATTAAATGATAATTGGTCTAATGGTAGAAGAAGGGCTAGTTCATTCACTCTAAACCTTTATAGGATACCCTACACTTTAGGTAATCTAATAGGTGAGCCACAATATTGGGATGAGGGTGTTGGGTATGACTATTATGAGTCCACAAATTCAGGATCCTCTGGGATGGAAGTTAATTCTTCATCTTTAGCATCTGATAAATCGTTTTCAACTAGACCTAGTAATTTTTTCCAAAATAAAACAACATCTTTTTGGTCAACACCTATGATATATTCTAACGTTGAAGGAGATGGTGCGACAATTCATACAAATGATGTCTACTTAATTGACAGTCAAGAATTCCAGTTTGGTAATGAAGATATAATGTTTGATATGACTAAAGAAATTGAGAATAGATTGAATGGTCTTATTGAAACTACGGGATATATAATAGCATTTTCTCCTGATATTGAATTGATTGGTGATCTAACAGAAAACTATTCAGTAGGTTTTTTTACACGACATACTCAAACATTCTATGAGCCGTATCTAGAAACTAGTTATGATGATTTAGTACATGATGATAGGAGTTTCTTTGTTGATAACTTTGAGAACACTTTGTATTTATACAGTTATGAAAACGGAATACCTAAAAATTTAGACGAATTACCAACAGTCGATATTCTAGATTTAAATTTCGATCCTATTCTTGGATATACGGGTATTTCAACATGTCAAGTTACCAAAGGTATCTATGAATGTAAAATTGATGGTTTAACTGCAGATACAATACCTTGTATGTTTTACGATAAATGGACAGGATTAGAAATAGACGGAAAAGTCATCAATGATGTTGAGAATACCTTTATCATGGATAACTATTCTAAAAGATTCGATGTCGGTATAAATTCATATGAACCTAATAAGTATTCATTTAATTTTAGTGGAATCAAACAAGATGAAAAAATACTTTCATCTGATATTAGAAAAATAAATGTTCAAGTAAAAAAGGCTTATTCTTCTAACTCACAAATATTTGATCTAAAATGTTACTATAGAGTTTATGTGAGAGAAGGTGAAATAGAAGTTCAGGTTCAGGATTGGACCGAGATAAACAGAACTCCAAATAATTATTATTTTAATTTAGATATGAATGATAAGATACCAAACGAGTATTATGTCGATTTTAAAGTAATAACAAATAACGAAACGAATACTTATAAAAGAGAACTTAAGTTTCAAGTAGTAAGTAAGAAATAAAAAATATTAAGATGAAAAAATTACGTTTAACCGAAAATGAATTAGTAGAGATAATTCAAAAAGTCATTAAAGAAAAATATACTGATTCAGAAACAAAAGAAAAAAGAGAAGTGACTGAAAAAGAGAAAAAGAAAGATAGGTGTCACAGATGTGCGGATCAATCTTATGGTCCTGAAACTTCAGCATATAAAAGTGGTGCTATGGTTAAATGTAGACAAGGTAAAATCTGGAAAGGAAAAAAATGTTGATGTAATGAAAAAGTTACGTTTAACAGAAGAGGAATTAGTTAAGTTGATTAAGACAATAATCGATGAAAAAACCGATTACTCCAAAGAGAAAAAAAGTGGTTTACATGGTTGGTTTAGTAGACAAGGAGGAAAAGGTAAGAGTAGTGGTTGGGTAGATTGTAATACTTGTAGAAAGGATTCTAAAACTGGAAGAAAAAAGTGTAAACCATGTGGAAGACAAAAGGGTGAAAAGAGAGCCAAATACCCTTCATGTCGACCGACCCCTTCGGCATGTTCCACAAAAGGAAAAGGAAAAAAGTGGGGAAAAAAGAAGTAAAAATTTTGTTTATTAGTTAAAAGTAATTATTTTTGTAAAAATCACAGGAACATATGCAACGAACATATCAATTAGTCAAAGAAGGAAAAGTAATAATGGAAACTCAATCGGCGAGTTTTGATAGTGCAATTGATTATTTTTTCGAATTCTATCCTGACGCATATGTTGATTCAAATTACACGTTCAAGACTGTTAAGTTACCACACGAACTTTAATCCTCCTCTATAAGGATTTTAAGGGTTCCTGATCCCTTTATTACTCTATGGAAGGTCTCTTTAGGTATTTCAAATTTAACTCCCTTCTTAAGGGGTCTAGGGAGCTCGTTATCCATTTGAAATAACCACTGACTATCTTCTAAAACTTCAACTAATCGATTTTCGGCATCCATGTGCCATACTAGTTCAGTTTTAGGTATGTCAGATGAGAATGTTCTAACAAATTTTTTTTCTGTTATATTTTTTTGATTATATATCATTACCAAAATCTGCCCGATACGTTATTACCAAAATCTTTGTGTGCTCTACAAGCCCAATATCCCGCTTTTGTTTTATCTTTTTTCTTTTCACACTGGTGTCTAGCCGCAAATGATTTTCTAGCTTCGGGATCATTCCATTTTGCTGTCATGACAGGTGAACCGTAACTTACTTTTTTTACTTTTCCAGTCTTTGGATTTCTCACGTATACATACCATTTTTTTGGTCCACCTTTTTTAGGTTTGTTCAATTTGACCTTTTTTCCTTTATATTCTGCTTCATTTATTGATCCATATTCAAAGGGCATGTCTAAAGGTATTTCTTTACCATTTTTAGTTTTTACTATTACACCTAAGTCAGACTCTAATAAGTCAGTATCAAATTCATCAAACTCATATCCTAATTTATATAATTCCCTAGCCTCTTTAATCACTTCAAAATATTTTTCACTACCATACCTGAATACATTTTCTGTAAGTGAAATTTTATTATCAAGATGATATTTTAGTTCTTCTGAAATTATCTCATTGAGTAAATTTTTTCTTATGGATTTTTTGAAGTTCATATTTCTTTCTATTTGTTTTTATACTATATTAATATTGTATAAACATAAATATCATTAAATACAGATTAAAATGAGTGAGTTAGAAAATACAAAAACAAGAAAGAGAAGATCAAAAAAATCTAGTAGTATCGAGGAAAAGTATAATGAAATATATGAGTCTTTAAAAAATAATACTAAACCGATAGGTACTTTATATAATTCTATTAATTACGCATCTCTAGAGGATTTAGATCGATTTATTGATAACTTGAATCAACCTCAAGCACTATTTTGTTTAATAGAAGCCACAAAAATGGCACACAATAGAAATATATTTACAATCGAAGAATCGGAATTACTTTCCAAATCAATACGTTTGTTAAAACAAAATAATGAAGAATTAAAAATAAATTAAAAAATTAAAAGGAAGTTAACTCTTCCTTTTTTTGTATCATGACTAAAGACGAATTATTAAGTGAGATTGTAAAGTTGCAAAGTGAGATCACTACGGAAGTGATTTTAGGTTATGACAAATCATCTGATGATGATCATTTTAAACAACATCGAGAAAAATTAAAATTATATCGATGTTTATATTTTGGATACGATTCTAAATATTGTGACATAAAAAAGGGGGACTAATGTCCCCCTTTAATTTTTTCAAAACTTTAATTATTATCTTAAAGAGTTGAGGTCGAATGTTCTAACACCATCAACTTGGATTACACCATAGAATCTGTTGTTAACCATCTTCTTAGCGTATCTTGTCATGATACCCTTAATTGGTGTGAAGTTGAATGGGTTGTACATAGTTGGTGTTAACTGGAGTGGTACGTATGGTGCGTATACATATCCAGTATCCAACATTGAATTACCCTTGTGACCTAACAATACTATGTTTGGTGGGAAGTATGGGTCACGGTATACCTGGTATCTTCCAGAAAGAGTACCAACTCTTTCAATACCCATGTTATAGTTATCCTGATCAGGAGCCGCGTTTGAAACGTGGAAGTACTCTAGATCGTCAAAGATTGCAGAAACCTCAGAAGAGCAAACTACCCAGTTAGCACCACCTCTCAAAGTTGATTTGTGGATTTGAGCTGAAATCTGGTTGATCGCAGTGATCAATGTTTGGTTCCAGTCCTTCTGGTTGTAAGCTGTAGAAGTTACGTTCAATCTTCTCCATCCATCATAATCCCATCTTAGTTTCCAAGCTGCACCTTTTCTCAAGTCTCTTAGAATTTCACGGTCAATTTCCGCTGCCACTTGTTCAGACAATAAAGCTGTCAATTCAGCTTCAGCGTCAATGTTGTGGAATGCAGAAACGTCTTGTGCTAATTCTGGAGACCATTGTGCTCTTAGTTTTCTTTCGATAGCTGTTACGGTTACAGCTTCTAGATCAAATGAAACCTCACCAATTCTATCTTCGAATTCTAAGTTTTCATAAACTCTGTAAGTTACTACGAATTCATTTGTACTGAAAGGTTCACCACATGTAGTACCTGTATAACCATCAAGTGTGGTTGGATCGTTTGTTGGAGTTTTCAAATCAACTACCAAATACATGACACCATTTTCATCACAGATTCTTTGATATCTTCCTCCGTTTTGATCTGGGAAGGTTGTCGTCTGTGTAGATCCATATTCCACAATACCCTTACCATACTTTTGTGTTAATACATTGAAAGGATAAGCAGTAGTTCCTACTTTAACATTCAAATATGAAAGGAATTCTTCCGTATCCATCTCATTACCGCTTGGTCCAATCATTCTACCTGCACCGACTTCACTGAAACCAGAAATTGCGATATAAGCAGATCTACGGTTTGGTGTACCTGCAGTAAACGCAGCGTAAGTCACATCTGTAAAGCTACCTGGATCACCAGTTAAAACAATTGCATTTATACTCATTGCACTGTATCTACCTTTCGAGTAATCGAATAAACCTTCTGGATCAACCCCTTCACTCTGTGTACCTGGAACAGAACCTTCATAAAATCTATCATATAGATTCTTGTCACTTTCATTGTATCCTGAGAATGTAGTAGTTGGTCCACCTGGTGCTCCGAATGGAGGAACGTGTAATCCATTAGTATCTCTACTCTGAATTTTAGGTACGAAGTAGAACAACTTACCAATCGGTAGGTTCATAGCTTGTACAGAAACGATATCGTTAGCCAATAACTTAGAGAAAACTCTTCTGATGATTGGGAAAACAACTGTTTCGAAAGAACCGCCACTATCAGCTGTAGCAGCTTCGTTAATTAGGTGAGAAGCCTGGTTTTCATAAAGTTGTGCCATGTTCTCTTTTAAATGTCCTTTAAGACCGTCGAGGAACCCTAATTTGTCCCACTTGTTTACTGTATCTTCCTTGATAACTTTAAGATGCTTAAGACCAATGTTACCAACAAGACCTGATTCTAATAATGCTCCCATTGTATTATTTTTTTAGATTATTTTAATTTTTTCATAAGATCCTTCATTCTCATAAATTGAGGATTCTCATATGTTTTATTTTCAATTAAGTTTGTTGCTGAACCATTAGAAGGTGTCTTTTCGACTGTAGTTTCGAATGATTCCTTAATTGTTTCAGAACCCGTATCATTCAAACTATCCTTAATAGTTTTATATAATGATTTGGATTCTTTTAGAGTTTCGACACCATCGAAACGTCTAAGTATATTTATTTTTTCCTGTTTTGTAGTTGTGTGTTCAGTGAACAAACGAGTAGCGTATGCTAGATTAGAATTAAATACTGCAACTTCAGTTAACTTCTCTCTGAAAACATTAAGAGCATTTCTATACTCCTCATTTTTTTCTCTCAATTGTTTAACTTCATTTGACAACTTTCTTCTTTCTAAAGATTCATTTCTAGCTCCAGGTCTTTTGAACTTATCTGGATAGTTGTCTGGTCTAACTCTTTGGTTACGTCCCTGGTTAAATGATCTAGATACTCCTTCTTCAGTTTCACCTTCTTCAGTTTCACCTTCTTCAGTTTCACCTTCAACCATCTCATGTTCTTCACCTTCTTCGACTTCATGTTTTGAACCGTATCCTTCGATCATTTCTTCCATGTCTTCTTCATACACTTCATCCATGTCTTCACCAAAGTCTACTTTCATTTCATCCATTTCTTCACCGAAATCGACTTTAATTTCACTCACTTCTTCATGAGTTCCACAACTAGCTTCATCGGTTTCTTCTTCATCTACCATTTCATTCCAACCTTCTTCGAGATCATCTTCTTCACCAATTTCGATTTCGTAAATGATATCACCTTCAGTTGAATCGGTATTCTTTGACTCCATTTTGATTTCATATTCAACATCTTCAGTGTCATCTTTTATATGAACACCATCTTCTGTTTGTTGGACTAGGATACCGTCTTCCTCACCCATTTTCTTAAACACTGCCAAAACTTCGTCGTCTGTGGCCATTGTTAAGTCTAATGGTGCTAAGATTTCTTCTTCACTATCGACTTCCAAATCGTCACCTGGTAAATCTGATAACATAAGATCATCAAGGTCTAGTTCGTCACTATCTTCGATATCTAAATCCAACTCTGTTTCTTCTTCATCATCAGAGTCATTATCTAAATCAAGTTCGAGGTCGTCCACTTCAACATCGTCTACATCGACTAAGTCTTCTGTGTCATCTTCTTGTTCAGTCATCTCATCGGTGACCGCTTCTTCCATTTCAGTTTCGACTTCGGCTGATTCTTCCATTTCAACCTCTTCTTCTTTAAGAGATTCTTTTACTAATTGACTGATTTCTTCCTTCATAGTAGAAGCAAGTATTCCTTTTGCATTTTCAGTTACGGCTTCTTTTAAATTTTCCATTTGTAAAAGTGCCTCTTCAACTAAAGATTGTTTTTTATCTGCCATTTTATTTTTAATAAGGTTTATTTACAAATAAATATGTGCAGAATAAAAAAAAGTATTCTATTACATGTGTAAAAACAAAAAAGTCAGGAATCCCTGACTTTTTTTATTTAAATGTTTTTATAAACTTATTCGAAAACTTCATCTATCTTACTTTCACTAACTGAAGTAATTCTCCAATCAAGAGATATATTACCCATTTTTTCCATAACTTTGGCCTCACAATCAGTAACACTTATTGCATTAACCAATTTTTCTTCACGAAGTTTCTTTATTCGTCCGGTTTGTGGATCAACATCATCTATTTGAATTTTTACCACAAAATATTTTTCAGCTGTAACCATATTAATTTTATTTATCTAAATAATCGGAAAGTCTACTCATTAAATCAAGAGAACGATTAAAATATTCTGAATCACTATCAACATCTTTATTTTCTTGTTTAGTTTCTTCATCAAGTTTTTCATCATACTTCATTCTGTCATCAGCATTCAAGAACAAATAAGCCCCCGGTGTAGAAGGTGCTGATACGAGGTCAAAACATATAAGTTCAAAATCATCTTGAACTTCGTTTTTTTCACCTTTGTTAACCAATGAACCTACACCTCTAGATGAAACACCCATTGTAACACCTTGTCTCATTAAATTAGCGGCTTGATCACCGGGACATGAAACAACACCTCTTTCGTGAAAACCTGGTGATGTCAATAATTTTATTTTACCCATTAGAGTATTCCCTTCCCACCATACGTCAGTAATTAAATGTGATACTCTATCTAAATCTATAAGTGATGATTCTGGGTGATTTAATTCAGAGATTGATAATCCTTTATTTATATTAGTCTTATATTTTTCAACTTCTCTACGTAATATTTTTTCAGGATATATTCTACCATTCCTATTTGGAGTATCAAATTTTTGTAGTGTTGCGTAAAATTCAAATGGTCTAGAATGATCTAATTGACCATACGATTCTTTTATGATTTCCGCATTCCTACTGTCTTCAGGTGATATGTTACCTGCATCATATTCAATAAGAATACCTTTACCTGTGTCATTAGGTCCTAAAATTTTCATTTTCAAACTTTTTTAATAAATAGTTAAAAATATATTTAAGAGATAATTTTAGTGGATTTTGATTTGTATATTAAAAAATATTTAGATTTGCATATATCGAAATTGTAGATAGGAATTACAATCTGTTTAATCTTATCTTTTAAAATTGGTGACTTAAATTCAATATCCTTTTTTACAAATAGAGTTATTTCAAGATTCAAGAAACTACGTTTTCCTAACATTACACCGCTACTTCTTAAGTCTAAATCTACAATCGTATTGTTATTGAAATATATTTTATCAATAGATTCTAATACTGTGTGTTTTATTTGTCGTTCTAAATTTCCTATGACTCGATCCCAATTATCGAGTTCTATTAGAGGTTCCACCCAACACTGTAGAACAATATATATAGATTTTAAATTTTTTGAGTCAACAGTCCCATAAAAACATTTAGCCTTTGGTAAAATATTTAAACGACTAGTTTTACCTTTTTTCATATTATATCATAATGATAAGTTTATTTTATATTTGTAAAATATATCATTGATTACTACAATTGTCAAAAAAAATAAATAAACTATTTATAAAATAGTCTCATATAAAATGATTATAGTAAAGGTAAATAAAAAAGACGGGATAGATAGAGCTCTTAAAACGTATAAGTATAAAGTTCAAAAATTAAAACAAAATGAACAGATCAAAAAAAATATGTTTTACGAGAAAAAGAGTGTAACCAAAAGAAGACAGAAAAAGAAAGCGATTTATATGAACACTTACTTACAGATTATTTGATAGTTGTTCTAACTGATATAAGCTATACAAACTAGGTTTAGTATTCTCAATTTTATTAATCGTTTCAGTAATTTTTTCTTTTAATTCATTATCGTCACTTGCTTTATTGTATTGATCATTTAATGATGATAAAACTTTACCTTTAGTTTCTTCGAATCCTTCTACTAGATTATCTTTTGATAAAGTAAGATATTTTTTTAATGTTTCAGTATCCGATTCATTTAAATGATCGTACTTTTTTACAAAAGTTCTAGCCGCTATATTTGACATAGATGAGATTGGAATACTTAAGTTCTCATTATATACTTTTGTAATATCTTTTTCAACTAGTACTGACTTTATTTTGTTTTTCGATTCTATTTTTTCTAGTATAGAATCCGGACCGATAGAATAGATTACGTTATCAATAACTTCATAATTATTTTCAATACTACTAATCTCAGATAGTAATGAATCTATTTTATCTGAGTTACTACTTATTTTAGTTTTCAAATTTTCTATACATTCATTTAAAAACTCAGAAACAATCTCTTTATCAATATTTTGTGGACTGGATAAGGTATCGTATAGATAACTTATTTCACTCAGTTCCTTAGATTCCAAAATATTCTTTTTGAAAAATTTAAAATGTTTTTTAAAATCTTTTTTACCGTAAGATTCTATTAGTGAATTTTCTATATATGTTTTAAGTTGTCCGAAAGTATTCATAATCTATTTTAGTTATAAATATTACAATAATAAGTTATTTAACTTTTCTTCTATTTCTTTGAGCTCTTCTGAACCTCTAGATAGGTCAATTGAATCTATACCATTTAACAGACTATCCTCAACGATCAAATCCAAATCTTTATTTCTTACAAAGGTTTCTACCGGTGGTTCACCACCAGTATCATCCCCTCCTATATCTGGAATATCGCCCCCTATATCGCCCCCTATATCTCCACCTATATCACCCCCCATATCACCAAAACCAGTATCTGAAGGTTCTGAAACTTCACCTTCTTGCTCACCAGAATCTGAAGTGGATTTGGATCCATACAGTTTATCTATATTACTAAATAAACCTGTTTTTGAAATAACTTCTGGGGTTTTTTCTAATTCAGCTGCAACTGCCTTTTCAATTCTTTGTTGCTGAATATCTAATTTTATTTCATCGTCACTAAATCCTAGAATATGCTTTTTAGCCCACGAACTTGATACTGCCTGTATACCATTACCTGGATCTGAAACTGCATCTCTATAGAGTTGTACTTTTGTTTGCCAATTTTCAACTTTGAGTAGGTCTGCTTGAGTGGATGGGTTAGTTAATGACAATGTAAAGCTTGTTAGTTCATCCTCAAAACCTAATAGATACAAGTGTATAATAGCAATCTTATTTAATTCTTGTATCATAGATTTTTGAATCTTGTTGATTGTCCTTGCAAATCTAATGTCTTGTAACGCCAATGTTTTACCATCTCCAACAACTTCTTCGAAACCAAGAAACGCTTTAGGTACTCTAAGTGCGGTTAATAGTTTTTTCTGTATATACTCAATATCTGCAATTTCTGATAGATTTTGTGCCCCTGGTAGAGTATCTATAGGGTTAGGAGCGTTAGGATCTCTTACAGGGATAAAGTAATCCTGATCAACAGCCATCTGATTATATCTTAAATCTACATTACCGTTTTGTGGATCTGCAACCTGATCTCTTTTAAATTTATTTGCAACTCTTTGGATGTAAGGTTCGACATCTTTATCATCCATGTTACCTACAAATACTTTAAATACTCTTCTTTCAGGTGCCCTAGATGTTCGGTAAATTAACATCGCATCTTCAGACAAAATTAATTGTTTCCATATTCTTCTAGCCTTTTCTAGCATTGAAGTACCGTAAGGAAGTTTTCTATCATCACCTAATAATCTGAAATGTGCGACTTCCCAACTGTTGAAGTTCATATCTTTGTTTTTCCATAGAAATTTCAAAGCATCATTTTCAGTATTTGATGTATGACGATCAGGACTAATTTTCATACCTCTTTCTTGTCTAGTAATCTCAATATTAGGTAATTGTTGTGCCCCTACTACACCTTTCTCTGGATCCAATTTTAGATATACAAAGTTATCACCATACTTACAAGTATTTCTTGTCCACATGGGTAGATTTGTATTAATATCAAGTTTGTTATTAAACAAATCCGCAAGAACTGATTTTATTCTTTTACTTTCAGAATAAATTTGTAAGATAAACCCATCCTCATTAGTTGTAGTTGATTCCTCAGAGTAAATGTCCAAAGCTGCAGAAATTTCTGGAGTATATTCCATAGACTCATAATCATAAAAAGAGGCTAATCTTGTTGGTTCGTAATAAACCGCTTGAGTATATAAGTTATTTTCTATTTTTTGCCACTGTTGACCTAAATAAAAGGTTTGTTGGGCTTGTAATTTTTCTCTCTCAAACTCTTGTTTGTTTGTAGTTTTGAGTAATTCCTTAGAGTCAAATTTAATTGTGGGTGATTGTTGGTCAAGAGTAGCATCCGGTCCGAATACCTTTGATAATCTCTGCCAAATTGTAAAATTATTTTCTGCCATGTCTATAAATATAAAAAACTATATTAATAAGTTAAGAAGATCTACCACCAAATAACCAAGAATAATCCATATAATCTTGTCTTGTGGATTGACGATTGTTTTGTTGACCATTCATGATGTGTGGTATTGAAGGATTAAAATTGGCAACTTTTTGACTTTGATTACTCTCTCTCACCGACCAACTATCAACCATTGCCTTTGTTTGTTCAGTCAATTTATTCAACTGTGAAAATGAGTTTTCACCGACATATATCGCCATAGCCATTGCCATAATCAAGTCATCGTGTTGACCTTTCATGTGGTCAGGTCTACCGTTAATATATACGAAAGTATTTAACTCATTTAATAACCTAATTGATCTAACCTCAAATTTATGTCTTAATGATTCTTCAAAGGCCGATATTATTTGTACTCTTTTAGAATTAAAATTTAATCCAGGTATTTTATCATTTATTTTAGGATCATATTTCCATTTATTAAAAATATCCTTTCCGTCAACATAAAGATCTTTATATCCTAATTCTTGTAATTTTCTAGATGTTGATACTCCCATACCTCCAGTAATATCAATAACAATAAATGCTGAATACATTGTGGCCCATTTATAAGCAACTTCAGCAGCAACGTCAGGTGGGATTTTTCCTAGGTATTCTAGTACTTGTTCTCTCTCGTCAAAATCAATTATACAAAATGTCGTAAAGTCCTCACTATCACCTCTAGAAACATCAATACCCATAATGTATTTATGACCAATGACAGGCTCTTTCCATTGCCAAAGAGCACCTCCCATAAATTTATTTTCTGGTTCACAAATAGAATTATTTTTTAGAAACTCAACAGTTTCAGGAGGTATTACGTTATCACCAGAACCCAAAAAATTACATTCTAATTCTTGTGAAATTTTACGACGATCAAATTTTAATTTTTTAGCCATAGATTCAAACCAAGAGGATAATGGTTTATACCCATTTTCAAAATGGGTTTTAATTTCATCAAAATCCCTATCTCTTGGTTTTATGTGTGAATAATCAATAACAATTTCACTATCATTATAATCTTCTCTATTAAGTAAGTAGTGAACAATATCCTTTGTTTTAACTAATTTTAAATCTGATGTATATCTTGGATCTCGGTACCAAAACATTTCAGTCACTTTAAAATCATTCATACCTTTTAAAGATTGATCATAAATCTGATAATATATTGGATCGAATCCATTAGGTGTTGAAATCACAATTACTTTACCTCCTGTAGAGAGGGAGGCCATACAAGCTGCCCAAAAATCATCATCAGCCTCGATATACGCAGCCTCATCAAAAATAAGTGTGGTAGGTGTATAACCCCTAAGAGCATCTTTTGATGTTGCAACCGCTTTTACTTCACACCCGTTTGTTAATTTAAAATGTCTTTGTGAATTCTTTTCGTTTGAAAAATTAACTCCTAACCAATCTGGCCACTGATCTACAAACCCCCGAATCTTATTAGCCATTTCAACCGCAGTATCAAGTTTGTTTGCAATAATAAGAATTTTTTCAGGTTTACTCTTTTTAGCAAAAACCAGTTTTTTTGATACCCAAGCTGAAGTAACTGTCGAGACACCAGCTTGTCGATATTTTAGAGCTATATTTTCTTCATACTCTTCAAAATCATCGATCAAATGTTTTTGATCTGGAAAAAGTTTTAATGGGACATATCCTTTTTGTGTATTGTCATATGTCTGTAGATAAGTACTAAGTGCGTAATCAGTATCTTTTACACATTTAGCATATTCTAATAAAACTTTCTCTTTTGTTAAACCCATTATGTTAATGATATTCCTAAGTCACCTAAAAATCCTTCTAATCCATCATCGTCATCATCATCGTCATCAGAATATTGATCCATCGCATCTTCATAATCATAACCTTTTAATTCTTCAATAATTTCGTCAACCATTGATGAGACTATCTTTTTTCCTTCGTCAGAACCAGATAATATCATACGTGCGACCTCAAAAAATTCATCGGTAGTTAATGAAGAAAATCTTGAGAATAGATAATTCTGGATCTCTCTCATATCGTCTTCAAAAAGTTTATCTGGATATGATTCGGTAAACTTTTCCCAAATTACTGGGCCGAGTCTCAAATCCCACACTTCGTATGGTAGAGTATCTTCTGCACCCATAACCATTTCAGCAGACCTTGGATCATCAGGTAATCCTTGTGTACCTAAAACTTCGTAAACACCTTTTATAAGTTCGTGTACTAAAACTGGGAAGAAAAGTCCTTTAGCTTTTATAGTCGGAGGATCTGTTGTTTCATCTATTTCTTCAGAACCTTGAACACCTTCTCCACCTTCAGCAGCGGCCATTGTCATTGCATCTGGCATGATCCAGTAAAGTAAATCATTAATTGACATCAAAACACCATAAAGGTTAAGTAATTCAGGGTTAATATTATTAAGCTCTTCACTAACAAGATTAAACATATAGTGTCCTTTTTTAGACGCTCCTTGAATCAAAGAATTAATGAATCTCCTTTTTGCTTTTTCTAAATTAAATTTTTCGAATGCTGCCATGAAGTTTTCTAAATCATCTTCAGCTTCGTCAGAATCAACACCAAACTGTTGTTGGATTTCTTCATCATCAAACTCTTCGGGTTGACCTTGCATTTTCGAAGTGTCTATACCACCTGGCATTGACATTAACTCTACGTCATATTGAAATGCATCATCTGGAATTGCAAGTTCCTTTTTAACGAGATCTACCGCTAATTGTTCTAAGTAACCTTCATTATTTGATTCTAATTCTTTTACTTTAGAAACTGCATTCATTAACATCATTTGAAGTTGCATAAAAGCGTTCTGACCAACAACTTCTTGCATACCAGTATACTGTTTAACTTTTTCAACAACATCTTTGAATCTTTTTGAAGCAATTAATTCAGCAAAAGTATTATCAAATTCATCTTCCTCTTTACCCGGAAATGCTGGATTGTCAGATAAAGGTGTATCACCACCTGATATTTTTCTTTCGATGTCTGGATCCATTCTTTCTGGACCATCATATTGTATTTGTTCTTTAATATTACTCATCTCTAAATGTGATATTGATATTATCAAATTTTAAAAAATCTGGGATTGATTTATCTTCAGCTTTTGGTTTTGGTGAATGTTTTGGTTTATATGGAGTTTTTCTATCTGGTCTTTCTTTTGTTCCTGGTTTAACCCTTGTTGGTGCAGTTTCAGTATCACTTGCTTTAGGTTTCGGTGAATGTTTTGGTTTGTATGGGGTTGATCTTTCTGGTCTAGTTCCTGGTTTGGTCGTAGGTTTAGCAGGTGCTATTTCCTGTTCTAAGAGGTCTTTTTTTGTAATCATACCTTCATTCTTTAAAATCAAAGATACTAAAGATTCTTCAATTTTCCTAACACTTTCTTTTTTAACATCCATAACACATCTTTCGAATTTTTTTTCCTCTTCTTTTGTGTAAGAATCTCTTTTTTTACCTACTAAACCTAATGAAGAAGTGCAAATAGCATATGGATTATCTTCCTCCTCTTCATCGACCATTCCGTCTTGATAATTGTCCATACCATCGTCTGTATCTGGACCTACTTGTTTAGGATCTTGAGTTTGTTGTCCATCATATGGGTTAATTGTATTGATATCCGATTCACTCATTTCGGCTTCTTGTGTGGTCACTGTTACTGACCCATCATCATTAGGGACTACTGTACCATCATCAACTTTTATACCAGCGTTATCATTTTTCATTGCCTGGACATCTTGTTTAGAATATGTAGTTTTTTTAACAGTAGTGGTTGTAGCTTCACTAAAAACTTTTTCATGTAACATATCAATGTCTCGGTCACTCATTTTCGTGAGTGTTTTAATTTTGAATCCTTCACCGACTAATTTTAATATTTTTGTATTATAATTCATTTTCAATCAAAATTTTATCATTCAATAAAATTAAATCTCTTTCATATATTTTATCCTCTACCTGTTTTAAAGTATCACCATATGAAAAAACTAATCTATCAAATTTTTTATTAATAACAAATGAAGAATCTTCATTTTCCCAAGCCAAAGCAATTACACCATCTATTGAATCATAAAACGAAAAAAAATCAGAGTCTTGAACTAAATTAAGCTCAAGACCTGAATTTTTTAACACTTTTACTTGTTTTATAAATTCTAAATTAGGTGGTTCTGGTTTAGACATTGCCGGACTTTCATCCCATCCTTCACCCCAAACATTATCTAGATCAGAGAAGATAAATTCATAAACATTATCCCCTCTATAGTTTGGACCTAATTCATTTACATATACAAGTTTCATAATATTTCACCTGAAGGAGTTACTTTGTATTTTTTATCTTTAGATTCAAACACTAAATTTTTCTTATTAGTTCTTCCTAATAATTTTATATTATTATTTTCGTTGACTAATTCTTCAGACGATATTTGTTGTTCTATTGTTTGAGATAATCTGTTAATTTCTTTTTTTACTTTGACTTTTTCAATAGTTTCTTTTAAGTATTTTTTACTTTCGAGTTCTTTATCTACTTCATTATCATAATATTTAGAAATTACTTTCTCAGCCTTACTTTCGGAAAAAATCTCATCCATAACCATTTCTAAAGGTTCTGATGGTAACTCATCACCTAAACTATCTACACCTAAATCCATGTCATCCTCAACATCAATATCGATATCGCCTTCTACATCATCATATTCAACTTCTTCTTCAAAATTTTCTAATACGTCATCTTTATCTTCTTCAGATAAATTTTCCAGATTCACAGCAGATATTACAGAGTTTAAAACATATTTAATTTCTTCAGATGAAAGACCTTGTTGACTTTCTAATGTTCTTAACTTTTGACCTAATTTTCCAGTTAATTTTTGTATCGATTTGAATGTCGAATCTTCATCTTCACCTTCAGGGGTATCTAAATCGAGATCTAAGTCAGTGTCTTCACCTTCTGGAGTGTCTAAATCAAGATCCAAATTTAAATCTGTTTCTTCACCTTCTGGCGTATCCAGATCAACACCCATATCTAGATCTAAATCTGTAGTATCATCTTCAGCTGGTGGTAATTCCATTTCAGGTTTCGGTGTTTTTAGAACGAATTTTTTTTGTTCTGAGATAAATAGATCTACATTTTCAACTTGATCATTCAATCTATTTAACTCTTTAGCCAAAAGATTCATTTCTTTTAATGCTTGTGAAAAAGATTTATGATATCTTCTATTTTTTATATTTGTTCTATATTCAAAATCACTAGATTCGTCAACACGTACTTTAATGATGTAACCAGTTTTTTCTCTTTCAATACCATAGGTTTTACCATCTGCAAGTGTAACAACAGATTCTGTAATATTTTTAGTTTTTGTTTCTTTATTTTTAAAATTGGCGATTTCTATTATTCTTTTGATTTTATCATCACCAGTTAATTTTTCACTTCCTAAAGGTCTTAAATCTGACATTTTTAAAATATTTTTTATTTTTAGTTTTGTAATCCGTCATGTCCAATTCTGACAGTTGCACATTGTGCTCTAGTATCTCCTGATGTATTTGCTGTAAATGTTAAAAACATCGCGTGATCTACATTTTGTCCAGTCCCACCAGTCAAAGGTGGTACCGTCGCTACACTATTTCCCGTACATGCTGAATATATTGCCATAATATTTTATTTATAAATATATGAAGTCTAGGTTAATTACTGAAAAGACAATAAATTATCTATCGTGTCATTCTTAAAATCGAATAATTTTTGAATATATCCATTTCTTCTTAGGAATTTGAAAACTAAATTTTCGTATGAATATTCACCTCCTTTTTCTAATCCAACTCCTCTATAATCTTTAATTTTATCCTGTAGATTACTTATTTTTTCTATAGTCTCTTCAGTCTCTTCACCTTCATACTCATCAATTAGACTATCTATTTTTTCCATCCAACACTGAGCTTTATCAAAAAGTAATTTAGTATCAATATTTGTACTAACCTTTTCTGGTTCAACAATCCATTTATCAAACAAAACAGAATACACACCAGAAGAAAAATGAGGTTCGTTCGAATCCTGTACGTATAATTCAACTTCAAATCCTTTAACACTTATGTCGTGTGTAGAATTAAATACAGTTTTTTTGAGTTTAAAAAGATCTTTAAATAAATCCTCCTGATCCAATGTATCATTAAAATTGTATAAGATGTGTAAATCAACGTCTGAAAAATCTGACCAATTATAATTGGCCAATGATCCTGTCATTGTAATATCTTGCACAAATAAATCAAAACCTAAAAATTCTATAAAACTATTGGCTATTTCTAACAATGATTCTCTTATCTGTGGTTTCATTTTTATAGAACTAGAATTAAGTAACCAAATATCAGAATTAAGCTGGTTTCTTGTTTTAAAGCTTTTAAGTATTTTTTGAGTTTCCATTTTATGGAGTCAATTTCTTATATTTATATTCCTTTGATATTTCGTAGTTAAAAAATCTTCCTTGGGATTCTGCCATTCTTAATTTTGTAAATGTCTGATGTGGGACTTTATAGTATTCATATTCCATCCCATTTTTAAATGTAACCGTCAAAGTTTTTGAAATAGTGTCGTAGATCGCTTTCATAAGATTTGAAGATTCTATTTCACAGATTATCTTTTTTCCTTCTATTTTTTCTGATTTAATACTCATAGTTAGTTTATGTTGATGTTATATTATATTTAAAATCTCTTGTGTTTTTACCGCTTCGTATCAAATCTTCGTCTGTGGGTTTGGGTACGCCCATCGTCTCAGTATAAATCCCCTCTTTATTAAATACCCTCATTAAAGCATCGAACATATCTTGGTCATATTCTTTAGTATTACCTTGTAAGTAATTAAATAATTCTTCACCAAATTTAGCTATAGGTGATTTAGTGTTTTTTATCCAATCCATTTGGTCATTCATACCTTTAAAATTTTCACGATCATGTAAAGGAGATCCCATAAATACCTTAATCGCACCTAATAGTTTATACTCATCATCAGTACCTCTCTGCCCTAATTCAATACCTTTTGATACTGCAGGTACAACTTGTTCATCAACCTCTGATTCTTTAAGACCCATCATAGACTTAATTTGATTGATTTCATTTATAATTTTTTTGTTCATAATAATACTATATTAATATAAATATCCAAAGAAAAAAAAACACCCCGAAGGGTGTTT